TCTTGCCACTTCGCAAGTGACATAACGCCGACTCACGACAAGCGTCGCGGATAGGCAATTTGGACGACCCGCTCAGTCGTCTTTTTCTCCGAACCTCACGATGCCCGTGTTGGTCAGGACGATCCGAAAAAAGGGATCGCTATGGCCAATACCTTTTCCCCCAACGGCTTCCAGGCTGTGCGCCGTCTTGATGGCGCTGCGTGGACCGGCGGAATGAACACCGCTTTCATTTCCAAGGGCAACACTCACACATTCTTCATTGGTGACCCGGTTATCCAGCTTAGCTCTGGATATATCGACGATGTCGCTTATTCGTCTATCCCGACACAGGGCATCTTCGGCATCTTCGTAGGGTGCAAGACCGTCCCTGGTGCAACCGGAACTCCATATGGCTACTACGCCGGCGTCTCACAGACAGCCGACACGGTGGCCTATGTTATTACTGACCCGAACGTAATTTATCGCGCTTGGGTTGGATCGGGCACTGGCGCTGGCGGTCCTGGGACAATCGCAAACATCTCTGAAAACGTGGCTTACAACATGGGCACTGGAAATACCTCAAGCGGTATTTCTGGCGCTTACATCGACTTCGCCACCAAGGGCACGACCAGCACTTACCCACTTACCATCGTGGGTCTGGTTACTTTCCCGCCTGGCTATAACGGTACAGACACCACTACGGCTGGCAACATCGTTGAAGTCATCTTCAATCAGCAGGCGTACAAGCTTGGTACGACCGGCGTGGCCAGCGCGTAATAACGGAGATCAGCAATGCCTATTCAGCTTTCTAGCATCCAGAGCCTGCTGTTTCCTGGTCTCCGCGAGGTCACCGGCAAGTACATGCAGATTCCTCGTCAATACGACAAGATCTTCGACTACATGCGTTCGGAGATGGCACTTGAACGTACTGTTGAGGCTCGTTACCTTGGGCAGGCCCAGCTTAAGCAGGAAGGTGGAGCAACCACGTTTGATAATAACGCTGGACAGCGCTTCACTTATAACCAAGAACACATTGAAGTTGCTCTAGGTTATGCAATCACACGTAAGGCCATCGACGACAACCTATACAAGACTCAGTTCCAGCCATCCAACCTTGGACTTCTTGAGTCATTCAACCAGACCAAGGAAATCTACGGCGCAAGCATTCTCAATACCGCGAGCACATACAACGCGGCTGTATTGGGCGACGGCGTGGCCCTCCTATCAACTGCTCACCCGGTTGACGGCGGAACATATTCTAATACTACCACGATCCAGGCCGACCTTAACGAAACCTCGTTGCTGAACGCCATGATCGCCGTCCGACGTAACTTCGTCGATCAGGCGGGACTGAAGTTCTACGCTCGCGCCAAGAAGCTGGTCATCCCGCCAGAACTTGAGCCGGTAGCAATTCGTCTGCTCGAAACCGACCTGCGTCCTGGTACCGCCGATAACGACGTGAACGCTATTCGCGGCACGTCTGGCGGCCTAAGCGAAGGATACATCGTCAACGACTTCTTGACCTCACCGTATCCGTGGTTCTTGCTCACTAACGTTAAGGGCCTGAACTACATGGAGCGTATCCCGTTCGAGACGGATATGCAGGTTGAGTTTACTACTGACAACCTGTTGGTCAAGGGTTACGAGCGCTACAGCTTCAGCTACAGCAATCCTCGTTGTATCTACGGCCAGATGCCTACTTCGTAATGATGGCTGTGGTCTAGGATAAGGATACCGCATAAATGGCAGGCACTCGCAATCGCGGCCCAGCAGTCGAACTAGGGGCATTAATGGATGGCCGCGTAGAGCCAACCGATGGTCCTAGCATCGAATACCAGGCCTCTGGTGTTCTGGACCCGCGTTACTCTCCGGCAAACAAGGACAGTCAGCAAATTGGCTTGTTCCCTAGCTGGCTGAATAACCCATACTTCGTGCTTACCGACAATATCCCGTCGTCAGCAGGAACGGCAACGCTCGCCACAGCAACGACCAACACGGCTGTTTCAGGCACCGCTTTGCAGTTCATCACTGTAGCACCAGGATCGGCTACATCTGGTAATCCAAGCGTTACTCCTGGCGTGCCGCTTGTGCCTTTCCAGGGAACTGCAGCGAACAAGGTAACCGTACTCGCTTTGGATTTCGGGTTTACCAACGGAAATACGACTGCCTCTAACGTAACCGTCACGTCTCTTCCGGACTCCTCTCTGTTCTACGTTGGCCAGTGGATCTGCATCGGTGGCGCTGGAAACTCTACCAAGACTGCCGCGCAGATTTGCCAGATTGCAAGCATTCCATCTTCGTCAACTATCACCGTTAACCCGGCTCCTCTCGGTACGCTTACCGGTGCTCCTATTGGATCTGCAAACTCTTACGGGCAGTTCCCTCCGCAGAACTCGGCAACTGGCGTTACTCCGTATTGGTCAGCGGGCGAGTCTCTTATGTTCAACCCGACAGAGGCCGTCTGTCGCGGTATCTCCATCAGCGGCGTAACGGCCGGCGGCGGAACTACCTTTGCCGTCGTTGGTTACGACACCTACGGAGTTATCATGCACGAGAACATCGTGCAAACCGGTGGCGCAACTACTGCGTACAGCAAGAAGGCGTATAAGTACCTTGCTTCAGTCACTCCGCTTGGTACGGACGCTCATAACTACACTATCGGAACTTCTGACCTGTATGGCATCAACGTACGTTCCGACAAGTGGGAATATCTCAACGTGTTCTGGAACGGAAGCTTCTTGACTGGACCATCAACTTCAGGGTGGACTCAGGCATTGCAGGCTTCCGCTCAGCCTTCGTCGGCTACTGCAGCAGACGTTCGCGGAACAATCCAGACTAGCTCCACTGGCCCTTCGGCAACAGGCATGAGTTCAACGGCTTCTAACGGCACGACAGTTCGTCTTGCTATTATGATGTCGCTGCCTCTGTGGAACGACACGTTCGCAACGCCATCTAATACCGTTCCGTTGCTCGGCTACACGCAGTTCTAACGGAACGAAAGTAAAGGAATATTGACATGAGCAAGAGCAGACACAACAAGGCAGACGGCGGCAAGATCGAGCCATCTGTTCACGACACTTCAGATGTCTATGCTGGAAAGGACTCTAACGTCGAAAAAGAGGCCAAGATGAAGAAGCGCGGTGGCCGCACCAAGGACGAAGGATTGCCGATGGGCAAAGCGTCCAAGATGCGTCTAGACCGCCCTGGCCGCAAGCGTGGTGGCCGTACCGGTGCCGATATGTCTCCTCTGACGACCGCTGCTAAGCGCACGGACGCCAAGGAACATAAAGCAACCGAGGGCGATAGCGAACTAGGTCCCTAATGCGTATGCTAGAGGCGGTGCGACTCATTGGATAAGCGGAGCAATTCGTCATCCGGGAGCCCTGCACCGCCAACTGCATGTGCCTGAGGGCGAAAAGATTCCAGAGTCCAAGCTGAACAAAGCTGCTAATTCAAGCAACCCAACCCTGGCTCATCGAGCCAATTTGGCAAAGACCCTAGGGAAGATGCATCATTAAGACGGTAGGGTAAGCAAATGGCAATCGCCAGAATCGTAACAAAGACCCTAGTCGCTGCATCTGCAAACAACATCTGCTTGTCGCAAGGCGCGACCGCCAATACCGCGCTGACGATAAATGGAACCACCGCATCTGGCGGGGTTGCTACACTCGACACTCAGCGCCGCGTTCTAGTCACGTTCAATGCTGGTGAAGGCGCTAACCGAAACATCGTAATATCTGGAACAAACCAGTTCGGAAATGCTATTTCTGAGACTGTTATCTGCGTCTCTGGCGGCACAACGGTAGCCACCGTTCAGGACTTCCTGACTGTAACCTCTGTCGTCCCCCAGAGCACTTTCAGCAACAACATTACCGTTGGAACTAACACCACCGGCTCTACGCCGTGGATCTTTGCAAATCTGTTTTCGACGCCTGTAAACTTTGCCGTCGGATGCATTGTGGTTGGATCTGTTACGTACTCAGTTGAGTACACATACGACAATCCAAACGCCGTTGGCTTGATAGCTGGAGTCATCCCTAACCCATTTGTTGTTGCTTCGCTAAGCAGCAAATCAGCCAACGCCGACGGCGCTATTACAACGCCGTTCATTGGCTGGCGCTTAACTATCACTGGCGGAACCGGAAGCGTTACTGCAACCGGTATTCAGGTCGGCGTATCTCAGTAAGGATGCACCACATGCGTCGTCTTATATGGGTAGCCATCCTAGCAATAGCCGCTTTCGGGGCTTCTCAGGTCGGATATGGGCAGACTGCCGGAACGCCGTCTTCTCCTTTGTACGGATCTCCTAGCACGCCGGCTCAGTCGCCAACTGGAGAC